ACACAGAGTTATTATGCGGCGCGGCTCGCACAGAAAGAGAACGGAGAAAGATACTTTCTGTCGATGCATCGGTATATACTTGGTCTCGATCCAGGTGATCCCCGCACAGGGGATCACATTGAGAGCAAGGAAACTCTTAACAACACAGACGAAAATCTTAGAATCGCCACGAAATTTCAGCAGATACGAAACCAGCACAGACGACGCAATAATACGAGCGGGTATAAAGGAGTCAACCTACGCAGGAAGACGGGCAAGTGGGAAGCCCATATAACTGCTGGTGGAAAGAGAATTTGCTTGGGAGCATTTATTGGTCCTAAGGAAGCGCACGAGGCCTACTGTAAGGCCGCTGTTATGTATCACGGGGAATTCGCTTGTTTTGAATAACATCAAAAGTTGAAGGAAAGGTAAAAATGGCAGAATCTTCGCTCCAAATCGCATCCTCATCGTCGCGCGCGGCAGCACTTCAACGCCAACAGGAATCAGCGGAGCTCTTTCGGCCCACGTCTTTTGGCGAAGCCTTGGAATTCGCCAAGGTTCTCGCAGACAGCGGCATGGTACCAAAGGCCTACGCCGGGCGCCCGGCTGCAATCATCGCAACCTGGCAGCATGGTCTTGAGTTAGGCGTTGGCTTAATGCAGGCGCTGCAAGGAATTTCAAACATCAACGGAAACCCGTCCGTATTTGGAGATCTTGGATGGGCGCTCGTCCAAAACCATCCAGACTTTGTTGATTCCATCGAGGAAGTCACGGACACCTATGCCGTTTGCACATTGAAGCGTCGTGGCCGCACCGACAAGACCTGGAAGTACACGCTGGACATGGCAAAGCAAAACGATCTGCTTGGCAAGGATAACTGGAAAAAGAATCCGAAGCGGATGCTTCAATGGCGCGCTCGGTCATGGGCAATGCGCGATCAATTCCCCGATTCCCTCAAAGGCATGGTAATTGCCGAAGAAGCTAGCGATTATGACGGAAGGACGATCGATGCACCGCCTTCATCTCCTAACTCATCGCCAGCGCTCACTACGTCGGTAGAGCCAGAATTAACCATCGGACAATCCGGAGGCAGCGACTGGTATAAAAAGTACAAGTCGAACGGTTGGACGCCAGATGAATCGAAGAAGTGGCTTGCCGACAATCTCCAGATCGGACCGCCGCATAATGAGAAAAACTCGAAAGACATTCCGACCTCGAAGAAGGACGCGGCTTTTGCATGGGCCAACACTCCGTCGCCGATCAAACTCGCTGTCAATGAAGCATTCGACCTATTGGAATTCAAGCCCGATGAACGCGCCGCATTCTTCGCTCTGCACAAGGACTTCAAGACCGTCCACGAAGCCTTACTGGCGGAAGCGCAGAAGCGCGATGCAGCCGAGCGCGGCGAATAGTCCACGCATAGATTCTGGGGCGGCGTGGTGGTATTGTCAGTACCTACAGGCGGGGATGCATACCTGCTTCAAGACACGCGGGAAGGGCGAGAATAAGCGTCCACGAAGTTCCGGATACGGGCACAATCAAAGACCGTCATAGGCGGGAGACCTAGAAGCGCACCCGTATCGTAGCTGGAGGAATACCAGCCCCCAGACGCGAGATTCAGGAGCAGGTTTTGTTAGCCTGTTGGACGATCCGGCCACGGCGCTGTATGTGGCATACCTGAAACAGCAAAAGGTTTAACCTTCCTTGGGACGCCAAGGATGATGTGCGGCGGCGACCGGAGCGCACTCCGGGCTGAAGACCTAGTGGCGCCTACATGCCGGTTGAGCCGGTGAAAATAGTTCCGGCGAAGTAAGGGTAGGAAGCCTGGCCACGATCCATGGTTTAACGTGTGTCAGGCCGTCGCACATAGCATTCACGGAAAGGAACGTATGGGTAAAGAAACAACGATTTCCTGGACTGACCACACTTTCAACCCATGGCAAGGGTGTACCGAGGTTTCTCCCGGCTGCGATAACTGCTATGCGAGAGTTCTCGACAGCCGCTGGGGCGGTCCATCGCACTGGGGAAAGGGAGTTCCGCGGCAGACGCGCGGCGACGACTACTGGAAACAGCCTGTCAAATGGAACGCCGTCGCAGCAAGGGCGGATAGGCGCGAGACGGTATTCTGTGCGTCGATGGCTGATGTGATGGATGATGAAGCTCCTGAAGGCCAGCGCGAGCGTCTATGGGAGTTGATCGACCAGACGCCCAATCTCGTTTGGCAGTTGCTCACTAAGCGGCCAACACGCTACACGCAATATCTGCCAACAGAAGGCTTTAAGCATGGCAATGTGTGGCTCGGAACCAGTGCAGAGAATCAGCACTTCTACGAGATCCGGTGGCCGGTGCTTCGCATCGTCGCGCGAGACTTTGACCTACTCTCTTTCGTGAGCTACGAACCGGCGCTGGGGCCGCTTCGCATTCTTGATCTATGGAGAAGGGATGGCGGTAGTCCTGAATGGCTGATCTGCGGTGGGGAAAGCGGAGATGGTCGGCGCCCTATGAGCCAAGAATGGGCTGAGGATGTTGCCTCGGATTGCGAGATTACCGGCACGAAGTTCTGGATGAAGCAGATGAGCGCGCGGACTCCTAATGCCGGCGCGAAGTTGATTCCAGCACATCTTTTGATCAGACAGAAGCCAATACTGGGAGTGTGGGAATGAGACTCGAATTCATCCACTGGCCCGGCAACACGGAGATTGCGCTCGTCGATGACGATGGCTCAACCAAGGACCGCTTCTACACCTCCGAAACCCACTTCTACGAAGACACCGACCACGGCATGCACGACGGAATGCGGGCTGCGGAAGCGTTCGCCATGCTGTCGAAGACCTTGCCTGCGCCGAGGATAGAGGGCGACTGGGCGGAACATCATCCGGAGATGCAGCGGTGGCGGGAAAGGCATGGTGGAAAGTGAAGGAGACGGGCATACTGTTCACGCCGGACAACATCCGTGCGATTCTCGAAGGTCGGAAGACGCAGACACGGCGGGTGATCAATTGGGAGCCGCGTCCAGAATCGGTTGGCATGAACTTCGATGCGTCCTCTTTGGTTTCGGGCTTATATCACGGCAGTGTTGAGTCGAGCGGATGGGTGCTGAGGTCGAGAGGCGGCTTGGGTGGATGCTGGAATGATCGCACCAAGCCAAATCATTGCCTGTATGGGGTCAAAAGCGACCGCCTCTACATCAAGGAGGGCGTCATTGTCAGCGCAGACGGCGGAACCCTTGGCGGTTACTATATGGACGGCGCTCGGGCTGGCGATGGATGCAAGCGGCAGACAGCGATGTTCATGCCGAAGTGGGCGGCGCGACACTGGCTGGAGATCACCGAGGTTCGCGTCGAGCGGCTGCAGAATATCAGTGAAGAGGATTGCATTGCCGAAGGCGTCTACAATGCTGGCGGCGTCATCCTCGATCACTGGTACGAAACCGGTGAAGTGAAGACTGGTTATTCCTCAATGGGTGTTGGTACTTTCCCGACCGCAAAATCCGGCTATGAGTTCATGTGGAATGCGATCAACCGCAAGAAGCATCCCTGGTCGAGCAATCCTTGGGTGTGGGCTATCACATTTAAGCGTGTGAGCCGATGACCACCCTAACCAAACTCAAGAAGCTCGCCGCAAAACGTGGTCTCCGCATCGAAGAGCGCGGCTCTGGCCACATCCAGATTCTTGGCGGCACATGCCTGGTCAATTACTACCCGGACTCGAAGCGGCAGAGCGCGTACATCGCCGACATTCCCGGCAGTACGCGGTCTGGAGTCACACCGGAGCAGGCGATCGAGATGGCTTTCGAGGTAGAGGCGAAGCCGAAGCCGGTAAGCAGGCCGGTCTACACAGGCCTCGACGATCCGAAGAAGCGGACGCCGGAGCAATGGATTGCGCTGTTGCCGTCGCTGAAGTTTGCTTGGAGGAGTCGATGACGCCAGTCGAGAAAACCGACATCACCGAACTCGAAAAGGAGATCATCGCAAGGGTGGCCACTGCGAACTTTCCGCCAGCAACCGCGAGTAAGCGATTCATCGGCGACTTGTCGGCTGGCTACATCAAGCAACTCTCCGACAAGGGACGGATGTTTCTGGCATTCATCGCAAAGCGGTTCAGGCGGCAGTATCAGTTGAGTGCGGAGCAGCAGGCTTATGTTGACGAATGGAATGCGCGATTTGAGAAATTGGAGCCGAAGCCATGACCGAGTATTACAGCATGCAACAATTCGAAGCTCTCCGCCCTCACCTGGAGCGCCAGTTGCCCACCTACGGCACGATGAAGAAGTCTCAACTGGAAGCGTTCGACATCTACCATCGTGAGAAACTGGAGGCCGCGCTGGCCACTCTTGGCCGCATTCTCCAGCAGGACGAGATCGACGAACTGCGGTTCCGGATCGACGAGGAGTGCGAGAAGCAAGAACGCAGGCTGGCGAATCTGAGACAGGCCGGCCGGGCGATGGAGGAACTTCGTACACGGATTGGCTACGAGGAAAAGATCAGTCTCGACTTCGACACCGGCAAGATCATCCACACGCCGATGGGTGATTTCTGGATTGCGCTTCGGGGGTTGCTTGAGGAGTTTTGGACGGCATGACGCGCAAGAAACTCGACAGGGGTCGCCCATGGCTGCTCGGAAAGAACGACACTCCGCCTCCGATGCGCGTCCCCTGGCAGATGTGGAGTCAGAGTTCCAACCCACATCAACAAGGGCTAATAGCTTTTGAATTCACGGAAGAGGGTTTGGCGGTTGGGTGGTATCCCGAAGGGTTTCTGGAGAAGAGCATTATTCCATGGGACGAGTTGGCATGGATGTCTGGACAAGTAAATCCAGACCTGAAGATAGAGGCTCAGTATCTCAAGGAGCAGGCGGAAACTGATGGCTACAAACTCGGCAAGCAGAGAGCGGTTGAAGAAATTAGGCTGAAGATCATGAAACTGAGAACGATGTCCGACGAAACAGGCAATCCGTTCTTGGTGAAGTACGCAGAGGCGTTGAAGGCGGTTATGGACGAAGTGGAGGCGACACTTAATCAATGAGCACGACCATCATCCACGGAGGCACCTTTCGCACTGAGCCGCACGAATACCGTTCGGATGTTGGCGGCTGGGTCCCAAGTTTGACCCAAACACTTCACCTCGCCGGCCTATCCAACTTCGACGGTGCGGACCCAGATGATTTGGCCAACGCAGCCAGGCGTGGCGACCTGCTCCACGGCGCGGTTGAGGTCTACAACAAAGATCGCGAAGGTCTGGATCCATGCTGGATCACGGAGGAGATTCAAGGTTACTTCGAAGGCTATCTGAAATTTGAGCGCGACACGGGATTCAGGCCGGACCCCGCATGGACCGAATTGCCGATGATCGTGACTGTCGCCGGATTTCCCATCGGGATGAAACCTGACTGCTTCGGCAGACTCGGCAAATGGGATGCGGTAGTCGAGTTGAAGGCGGCGAGCTGCGTACAGCCGTCGTGGAGTGTTCAGACAGCCATGCAGGAAATGGGTATCTTCCGGTCGAGTCACGTTGGCCGGGTCCAGAGGTTCGCATTGCAACTGTTCAGGGAGGGCCGGTATAAGTTACATCCGCATTTGAACCATCAGGAGGATGAGGCTATCGGAATCGCGGCGTTGAGGACGGTGCATTACCGGCTTAACAAAGGACAACGTTTGTGGGAGAAGGTGAACGCATGACCCTCTTCAACATCTTCGTCTCCGAACTCAAGCGCAGCCCGACCCTCATCATCTCCCGTCAGACGATGAACGGCGTGTACCCGGATCGGCCTGCGACAGACGCAGCGAACGCATTGGCTGAGGCTACGGATACGGAAGTCTTCGTGGACGACAATGGCAACTTTCAATTCAACCCAGTGGAGAAAGGAACGCATCATGGATAATACACAGCAACTGCTCGCCTGCCTGAAGCCGGTCGAGTCTTCGATGTTCAGCAAGGCTGGCTACTCCGAGGATTACTGGACGCTGGTTCTGGCTTTCAAGTCCAGCAAAGAGATCAAGGCCTACAAGAACTGCGCGCCGGAGGTGGCCGACGAGGCGCTGAGTTCGCCTTCTTTGGGTAAATGGTGGAACGCCAACATCAAAGGCAATCCCGCATGGGAAGCCGAGGTTATCGGCGTTGACGAGCCTGTGCCGGTCGAGAAGGCGAAGACGACAGAGACGAAATTGGGTGTGATCGACGAGGACATCAAACTCTGCGAACCGGGTTGGGACGGCGAGAAGATTGTGCGGACCACGGTGACACAGGTGCAGTCCGGCAAGATCGTCAACGGCGAGTCTGTTCCTTTTGGACCCGAGGATGTGTTTACCGGGCCGGTGACGGTGAGTGCGCAGCAAGTGGATCGAGTTGATATTTACCGCGATAACTTCGATGGAACATACACTCCTATTGAAGGCGGAATTGACATCGGACCTACCGCTATCACCCAACAGACCCAAGGTGAACTCTTGGGCGCGTGGACGGCGCCGGAATCAGCAGCAGAGTGTTTAGATTTGATGGCAGAACGGGCCGCTGAAATCAAAGCCATCATCGCCCAATCAAAGTCAACCGGCGAGCAGGCGCTGACCGTGCGCGTGACGGATGCCGATTCACATAAGGCGGCGAGTGAGACGCTGGCGACTTTGGTCAAAAAGAAGGATACGACAACGGCGCTATTGGAGCCGTTCCGAGTTGCCCTTTTTTCCGCCTACGAGGAAGCGCGCAGCTACAAGACTGCCGCGCTTACTCCGCTGGAGGCTGGGGAAAAGCACATTAAACTGCAACTGACCACGTATACCACGGCGCAAGAGCGCATTCGGCAACAGAAGATCCGCGAAGACAACGAGCGGCGTGAGCGCGAGGCCCGGGAATTACAGGAAGCGGAGGCGGCCAGGATCAAACTCGCCGATGTGCAGGACGCGATCGACGAAGGCGACGAGCAGCGAGCCCAAACCTTGTTCGATGCTCCGGCAATCCAGGTTCCCCGTCCATATATCGCGCCGACGTATATCGCGCCCGCCGCGCCGAAAGTCGAAGGTCAGAGCACCTCGACGACGTGGAAGGTGGACCGCAGCCTGGTCGAGGACGACGAAACCGGACAGGCCTATGTTGCGAGCATCACGAAGTTGCTGGCGGCCGTCAAGCACGGAACCTTCCCCATCGAGCAGGCGGCGCAGTTGCTGCAGTGGGATTTCTCGGCTGCGGATAAACTTGCGGGAGCGCTCATGGCTGCATTTTCGGTTCCGGGCTTGCAGGCTGGACCGCAATCGACGCTGAGGGTTAGCCGGGGGAGGAAGAAGAAGACGTAGAAAGGCAGGTGATGCCCAATACTCCCCGGAGACGGACCAAGACGCAAACCACCGACATCTCGGCGTATGCCTCGTACCGCCGAGTAGGAACACGGGGCACAATTTCAGTACCAGGAGAACGACAGATGCAAACAGGCACAGTAGTAACATGGAGCGATCCGAAGGGCTGGGGATTCATCAAGCCGGACCGGGGGGACAAGGATTTTTTTGTTCATTACTCGCACGTCCAGTCGGACGATGATTTCAAGTCACTTATGAAGGGTGATCGAGTATCTTTCGAGGTGGAACCCGGTCCCAACAATAGACCCCAGGCGGTAAGAGTCTCAATTCTTGAAAAGGCGGTGGCGTAAATGGCAGAGCAGCAGTTGAATCTCAAGGCATCGGCGAACGTGAAGGGTGCGAGTTACGATCCCGACACGATGACACTCACGGTCCAGCTCAACGGCGGGACGTATGCCTATCAGGGTGTCTCCGTCGAGAAGGCTCAGGCATTTGCGGATGCTGACTCGCATGGGACATTCCTGCATTCGCAGATCAAAGGGCAGCACACGTTCAGCAAGATCGGATAGTCATTGACCATCGACGACTACAGCCTACCCGACAGCGTGCCCGAGCCGCCTCCAGACAGCAGACACGCGCCATTGCCCGATGATCGACGCCGGGTGATGCCTGTTGGAATTGCCAACGACATAGGACTGCCGGCCAACATTGACGCGGAGAAGACGATCCTCGGGGCGATCTTGCTCGACAATCAAGCCTTCAATGAGGCAGCCGAGCGCCTGGAACCAGAGGATTTCTCACTCGACAGCCATCGCCGCATCTTTCTTCGTATGGCCGACCTGATGGACGCGAATCAGGCGGTGGACATCGTGACGTTGGCGAATGAACTGGCGCGGATGAAGGAGGTAGAGTCGATTGGGGGTGTCGCGTACTTGGCTTCGTTGACGGAGGGACTTCCGCGGCGACCGGTGATCGACAACTATATCCGCATCGTTAAAGATAAGTCCGCCCTCCGCCGGATCATGGGCATCTGTTCTCTGGCCATTGCGCGAGCTGCGGAGCAGAGCGAATCGGCGCTGGAAGTGCTTGAAGCAGCCGAGAGTTCGCTGTTGGAGATTGCGCAGGGAGCCAACGTCGGCAAGCTCAAGACCATCTTCGAATCCGTCAAAGAGGCCGGGGGGATGGATGCTTATATCCAGAAATATACGGACCCCGACATAAAGCCTGGCCTGCTGACGGGATTCCATGAGTACGACCTAAAGACTGGCGGACTGCAGAAGTCGGAATTGACGATTATTGCGGCGCGACCTGGGGCTGGAAAAAGCGCGTTGATGCTGAATATCGCCGAGAATGTTGGCATTGGCACAGATAATGTAGTCGCCATCTTCAGCCTCGAGATGTCGAGACCTCAACTCGAATGCCGCATGATGGCATCGAAGGCGTGGGTTAACGTTCACAAGGCGATGGAAGGCATTTACCTTGGCCGGGAAGAGAAAGTGAAACTACAGACTGCGCTTGGTCATTTAGTCGAAACCAACATCTACATCGACGATTCAGCAACACTCACTCCAGTTCAATTACGAGCAAAGTGCCGGAGATTAAAGCAAAGAGCAAAGCGGCTCGATCTGGTACTCATCGACTATTTGACTCTCATGTCGGCTGGCTCGCGCACTGGATCTCGCGAACAAGAGATTGCGCTTATTTCTCGCTCACTGAAACAGTGTGCGAAAGAACTCGAAGTGCCCGTAGTTGCTCTGGCGCAACTTAATCGCAACCCGGAAGCTCGACAAGATAAACGCCCGATGCTCTCTGATCTTAGAGAGAGCGGACAGATCGAACAAGACGCCGATGTTGTAGTTTTCGTCCACAGACCCAGCATGTACGATCCCGATAACCCTGATTTACAGGGGCTTGCGGAACTGATTTTGGCAAAGCAAAGATCGGGTCCTACTGGCGTAATTAAACTGGCATTTGTTAGTCAACACACACGATTCGACAACCTCGCAAGGAGCTAACATGGACATAGAATCCAAAATCCGCAACATCCTCATCAACGACTACGACTGCGATCCCGACACATTGCAGTTATCCGACACCCTGGTAGCCGACCTGGGCATGGACTCGATAGAACTAGCCGAGTTCGGCTTATCACTGGAAGAGGCCTTCGACGTGGAAGTGCTGGACGATGCGATCACCCAGACCATGACGGTTGGCGAAGTGGTCAACAAGATCAAAGAGTTGAAAGGTTGATATGCGCCAACACTGTGAAAGATGCGGTCGCCGGTACGACGACGAGCACTGCTCAACAATTTGTCCGCACCGTGGAATGGGCTTCTGCCCAGTCTGCGACTGCGTAATCTGCGTCTGCGATCCGAAGTACACCCGCGACTGGGAGCGCAGTTCAAACAACAATGCACCACCAACAGACGAGAGGAGCAATACCATGCCTGGAAGCAATGACCCGAACTTTGACGCCTACAACGCAAAGCAGAGTGAAGCCGCAACCGCCGACACTTCCGCAACCGATGCAGCCCTGAAATCGCTTGGAGCGAAGATCGAGGCTCTTCAAAACACCGACTCTGAGGCGCATCCTCATACCCACAGCGCCGACCTCCGCAGCTTCACTCAAGTGGAAATCTCAAATTGGTTCTCGTACCACGCCCCGACGCCGGAGCAGATCATTCAATATGGCGAGATCCGCACGGCAGCCAAAATCTTCGCAGAGACCATCAACAGGCATGTCCCGGCTGGCGCTGACAAGACGGCGGCGATGCGAGACCTCCGCAAGACCGTGATGGCGGCGAATCTGGCCATCGCCTGCTACGTCGAGCCAGTCAAAAACGTCTGACACCATGCCGAAGTCCGACTGGCGCAATCTTCAGGCCTACCACCAACTTCAACTTCAAAAGGAAAGGGGACTTATGTCCACAGCAACATCGTTCGACACTCAGGCGCTGGAGCAGACGAGCAATTCAGCGCCAGTAATGCAGCCAACATTGTCAGCCCCGCACGGCAATCCCAATCCGCCGGCACCGCCCGCTCGCAAAGAGCGTAAACCTCGCTCCGACGCCGGCAAGCCTAACCCGCTCCGTGCCAACCGTGGCGCATCCAAGTTCAACCTGGAGGCCAATCTGTTTACTCCAGTCGGCCGCGAGACGTTGAAGTTCTGGATTCACAACGGATTCGCGGAAGAGGCGATGGAAGTCGTTGATCGGCTGCTGGTCGTCACGCAAGAGACGAAGGCGTTGCTCGACGATCTGGCGGAGCAGAAGAAGAAGTAGGATTCCATCCGAGTTCCCCGCGAGGATGGTTCGATGGCGGTCAGTGAGGCGCGATCATTGGCCGCTGTCAGAAATGAGGATTTATGGGAAAAGACATCACGAAGCAGGAACGCGAATTCATCACCATGATTGCTCTCGGCAATCGGTCGATACTGACTTTAATTCTTGATCATTGCGAGTCGTCTGTATGCAAGGTGCCTGGCGCCCACGCGATGCTTGTGGAGGTAGCGAAACTCCGAGTTAAAGTGGCGGCATTGGAACCGATCACGGACCCGGTTAAGAAGGGGGAGTCACCTTATTGGGATTTGGAGAGGTGGTGGTGAGTATGTACTACTGGCTGCAGAATCGCAAAATGGAACTCGCGGACCTCTGGGATCGTTTCCGTCCGCGCGAATGGCGACCGATAATCAAACACTGGCTGTGGGACCGGAAAATGGGCCAGCGCAAATCGGAAACTGAGATGTGGCAATGGGCTGATGTCTCCGTGAATGGCGTGTGGGGTAAGCGTATCAAGGTCTTTAGCAGACCGCGCAATTGGCAGCAGATGCTGGTCTGCCTGGAGTTAGCAGAGTCAAATTCTGATGCCTCACGTCTTCTCAAAACTGGATCTTTCGAGATGAGGGATTGGTGCTTAGATAAGTCGTGGGAAAAAGTTACTCTGAACACTCCACTTCCAGATAGTCCAACACATCTCCGTCGCGGCAAGAAACTATACGGCATCAAAACAGTGTGGCTTCCGCCTGCCGGAATAAGTGAGAAGCAGGGAGAAGAGATGTTGCGAGAGTATGCCTTGAAAATATAGTTGCAAGCGTGATCCTTTGTGTTGTAATGTTGCAAGCGTGACAGAACGGAAAGGAACGGAAATGGCTAAAGCGAGTTTTCAGAACGGCAGCGTCATCCGAGTATCCCGCAAGGGAGTGGATTGCTGGAGGCTGCGTTACCGTCTCAACGGCACCCAGCACAGCGACTTCATCGGCAGCATCCGCCAATATCCCACGAAGAGTTCCGCAGAGAAGGCCGCTGAAAAGATGCGGTCCCTGCTGAATAATGCGCCGACCGAGATTATCACGATGTCCGACCTCATCGACAGGTACGAGCGCGAAGCGATGCCGGAACGAGCTGCAACGGCTGCTAGTTACAAATCCATCTTTCGCCGGATACGCGACCGCTGGGGTGCAATGCGGCTCGACCAGTTCTCGATCGACATGGTTTCTGTGGAAGTTTGGCTTCAGGAATTGACTGTGATCGGTCGCCATCCGAAGCCGGGTCCGAAGTCGCTTGTCTCGCCGCTGTTTCGAGCGCAGATCAAGAACCTGATGCACACGCTCATCGAACACGCGATGAAGTGGGGCGCTTTGCCTGCGCAGAGGAATTGCATCGAGTTGGTCAGACTCAAAGGCGGCGCCCGAGTCAAAGACATCGTGATCCTCGACGTGGCGCAATACGCCGCTTTGCTCGACGATCCAGAATTGCCGGAAGTCGTGAAAGTCCTTATTCAATTGCTCTCAGGCCTCGGCTTAAGAATTTCCGAAGCTCTCGGCCTGCAATGGTCGGACACTGACTTTGAGGCCGGCACCATCCAGATCCAGCGCAGCGTTGTCCACGGCCAGGCGAACGATACGAAGACGGCGAGCTCGAAGACTGTTCTGCCGCTGCATTCCAACCTCGTTGAGGTGTTGAGGGCATGGAAGGAGCGGGAGGCGTTCAAGTCTCGCTGGGTGTTCTGCTCTGAGCGGACTGGACGGCCACTGGACAGGGATTGGCTGCGTGCCGAATACTTGCAGCCTGCCGGGGAGCGGATTGGCGTTGGTGGGCTTGGCTGGCACGGACTGAGGCATCTACATCGGGCTCTGCTGCGGCAATGCGGAACTCCTATTGAGGCGCAAAAGAATCTTATGCGTCATTCAAAAATTAGCACAACTTTTGATGTGTACGGAGGTTCTGGCAAAGTCGAGGAACTCCGTCCCGTCAATGCTCGCGTAATCGAGATGTTGGCGAGAAAGCGGGCGTAACACTTTTTGCGGCACGGCACGGCATGGTGAGCAATGGTTAGGCGGGGCGGGGTCGGGTGAGGTAGGGCGTGGGCACTGAAATATGGTGCGGTTCGGCTGGCAGAGGTGTGGTAAGGTTTGGCCCGGCAGAGTTGGGAGTGGAATGGCTGGGTTCGGTTGGGTGGTGCATGGTGTGGCTTGTTCTGGTACGGCGAACTATGGTTTGGTGAGGCTATACGTTAGCCTTGAGACGACAACAATTAACCATCCGAAGGAGGTTGTTCTATGGCAAAAGCCACGGCGATTAGCGAGCCAACAAACGATGCGTCTCAGGTGATTGACACCGAGCAACCATTCACAATTTCCTGCACAATCAAGGGAACCGCCGATCTCCTACTCCATGCGTGGAGTGTTGAGGCGGTAGCCGAGAAGTCTGCAGCCAAGAAAGGTAGCACGGGCAAGAAGACGGACAACTTGGAATCCTACGTCCGGCGAGACGAGCGCGGCGTGATCTGCATTCCATCGGAGTATTTGCGGATGAGCGTGATTGCTGCGGCAAAGTTCCGGCAAGATCCACGCAGCCCACGAAAGAGCGCAATGGATTTGTTTAAGGCTGGCGTGGTTGGCCTGACGAATCTCTCCCCCATTACCAACGTAGTCGGCGAATTGCCGAAGGTGTGGGACTTTGAGGATGCACGGAGAGTCCAAATCCAGAGAAACGGGATTACGAGGGTCCGGCCTGCGTTTCGCGCAGGGTGGGAGGCGACATTCCTGCTTGGCATCCTGCTCCCCGAATACATCAAGCCGCATGATCTTAACGAAGTAATCGCGCAGGCTGGAAGACTCGTCGGCGTCGGCGATTTCAGGCCAACATTCGGGCGATTTCAGGTCGTCAAGTTTGAAGTGGTACAGGATTGATCCTGCCAAGGTTGCGTCCGGAGAACAGCAAGGTGGTGGATATGCTCACACGGAGGTCGGCATGAGCGACATTAAGCGGTACGAACTCAATCCGTTCGACGGCGAGTGCGGTATGGAAGAATCTGTGGACGGCGACTTTGTAACGTTTGAAGACCACGGCATTGTCCTCATCGAGCGCATCCAGAACGCCCTGCGTGAGGCGGCAGTTGCCACCTGCAAGCTCTGCGCCGGAGGCAACAAGTTTGTGGAGGTGGATCCGCTGCAATATTATGCTCGCGAGAATGAGCCGTGCCGCTGGTTTCATCGCTTCTCGGACACTAAAGAGATTGCCACCTCCTGCGGTGCTTACAAGATTCACGATCTCATTTCAAAGGTGAAGGCATGAGCACCAATAACAAATGCGACCACGTTACCGTCTCTCGGCAATGGGACACGGACGATAACTTCATTGACAAGTGGATATGTGTGCGGTGCGGAGCTGAATTCTTTCACTTCGCCCTCGACGCTCAACCCGGCAAGATCACCTTCACGCCGTCGCCGGCTGGACCATGTACCCGCCACACATGGATGCGCTTGGCGACCGCGTGGATATCGCGAGACAGGTTGCCGAGGCGACCGGCACCGTGGTCGAGTGGACTGAGGGTGGAAGTCCGCGCTTCATGCCGAAAGACGAGGCCCTAGCGGAACTGATTCGAGTTGGCTGGCGCAGGATTGATTTAGATGTTGAATCCTATGTGCCACCGAAAACTGGAGGCGTGAAGTAATGGCGGACATTAAGCAAGCCGCAAGATGGATTCAGGAAGACAAGACAGTGGAGCGCGAATCGGCAGCCGGAAAATGGTGGGCTAGTGCGTGGCACCCCGGCTTATTCATGTGGTGTATTAGTTGCGCAGATGGTGGTGAGCATGAATTAGACTGCTTCGATATTCTTGCCGACGACTGGAGGATTGCGCAATGACCGAACTCTTCGCCCCACCTCCCACCTACCCCGAATCCGTCCTGCTGTCGATCTACAACCAGTACCCGCGCAAGACCGGCCGCCCAGCCGCGCTGAAGCGGATTGCCGAGGCCCTCGACCGGATCTGCATGGGGGAAATCGACGGCTCACCGCGGACGACTGCTGAGGCTATTGAGTTCCTGCGGATGAAGACGGAAGAGGCGCGCCGGCAGATGGGCGCCAGAGAGCAGAAGTTCATTCCGCATTTTGCCACATACCTACATCAGCGACGATACCTGCGAGTGACACCCGCACAAGCCGCTGAGATGCCAAAGCGCCTCAAGGCCTGTGTCCGGATTCTGGCTCTCTATCCGAAGATGCCGGGCCTTCAGGTTCTCTCTGATCGAGTAGAGGCATTTGTCCCCGCTCTTAATGCGATCGACAAAGCTTTGGAGCGGATCGAAGAGAATCCCCTGCGCGCCGGATTCGGCAAGCCGGAAGAGCAGGCGGAGAAGTTTCTAACGAGTCGTGTTGCGCTTTATCGGGACGCGGTAAGCTTGTGGCCCGTGGAAGAATTGCAATATGTCCCCAACCCACAAAAATGGTTCGACGAACAGAGGTTTAATCATGACGAAGCAACTTGGGGTAGACAGCCAAATAACGGATTTAGTGTTGAACGGGACCAACTCAAACGGATACTCCAGTGACGCAATGAGGCTGGCTGCAGTTGGGCTTTCATTGATCCGTGAAATTTTCCCCATGCAGCAGGCCGACAGCGACGAGGCTGCTAAATTGAGACTGGAGTTAATGGCCGAGCTTGCGAGCGAAGTCGGAGAGCAGCGCTTCGTCAAAGCTGTGCGCGACACGATCAAGGTGAGCCACAGACGGTGGGATGCATCTGTTGCCCGAATTCGCGAAATGGCTGGGCTGAGGTACACACCCGATCCGAGTCCAGCAGCGAAGGCATGGGCACTGGTCACCCAGGTATTCATCGACCACTGCCGTACAGATGAGAACGGCAATTACAGACTCGAGGAGAAGATCGTCAACTTCGACGGCGTGGCTCGCGTCTTTGCCGTGCCGGAACTTTCGCCGGCGATCAAGCGGGCGATTCGATCTTTAGGTGGATGGGCGGCAATCGCCGAAGCGTGGCCTGAATTTCACGGGGCAAAATACCGAGACTTCAAGGAACTGTTTAGCGAGGACGAACCTGGTCCACGCATGGATTCATTGCAGCGGGTCAAGTAGCGGCATCCGGCGCATAGCCGAGGAGGATGGAATGTCAGAAACCAGCGACATCACCGGCCCGCTGCTCAAGATGCTCAACCAGGCGGGGCACATGGCAATGCGGATGCCTGTAGGCAAGGTGCAGAAGGGCAAGCACTGGATACAGATGCACGAAGAGGGGACAGCCGACATACTCTGCTTTCCGCGCTCCGGTGGCGTGGTGTGGATAGAGACAAAGGCTGCTGACGGTAAGACGCACAAGGAGCGGGCAATCAAGCAGGCGCAGTTTCGGGACGACGTGCTGGCGCGAGGGCACCGGCACATCTTGGCAAAGAGCATCGACGAAGGCTTGCAGGCGGTTAACCCACCACCCACACAGAGGAGGAAGTAGATGGCAGAAGCCACTTACACGGTCGAGCAGGCTAAGCGGATCGTGCGCGCGCAGTATCCGCAGGCGCGATGCTGCAAAGAGGGTTACTGGGGATATGGGGTGTACGCGGGGAAAGAAGAGGATGCAGAGCGCCTTACGTCCTCAGTTATCCCCGGAATGAGTAAGAGAGAAGCGTGGAAGTCTGCCGCGGCTTTTGTGAGTAAGAGTGAGGCGTGGAAGGATGCGGCGGCGGCTTTTGTGCTCGATAGGGAGACCAGGAAAGGCACCAAATGACACAGCAGGAAGAGTATGTAAGAGCGCGGTGGGAGCGCGTGTTTGACAGGGAGACGATAGTTGCAGGCCACGGTTGGATGGTACGGCTACCGATCATCTGGCATAAGTCGTTGACGGATGGTTATTTCAAAACCAAAGCCGCCGCATGGCAAGCCGCCTACGAATTCACCGTCGCCCGCGAGGAAGAGATACGGCTGCTGGAGGAAGAGATCGCCGAGATCGAAGACGACTTAGGCCATCTCCGTGAAAACCTTACACGATTGCGCGGAGTCTATGGCCGCATCCTCGCCCGTCTCCAGCAAGCCTTGGAAGACTTAGCGAAAGAGATGGTGAAAGCATGAGCGATTACAAAATGTACGTCTGGCGTGAGCAGCCACTTTACACGGTGATGGCTCATGCAACCAGCGTGGCTTCGGCGCGGGAGTTGGCATTGGAAGAATGCCGAGGCACAGGCGATGACACCACCCCAATCCGACGCCAAGCGTACATTCGCGTCGAGACTACAAATCCGGAAATCTTCTACCGCGAGAACGCTGAATTTGTTTTGACGGACAGCGCAGAACTTCAGGAGATGGAGGCGTATTGTGCTGTACTTAGCGAACGGATCAGGGAACTCACAGGAATCGCGGGAATCTCCCTTACCCAGTTTCGTTTGACGAAGGCGGCAATGGAGGAGCCCGAATGAGCGAGATACAGCGATTTTCAGACGAGGACACGCGACTAAATCCAGATGACCTGAGATACTACGTGCTCCACGCCGACCACGCCCGCATCGTGAGCGAGTTGGAGCAGCAGCTCAAGACGGCGCGGGAGTTGCTGCGGAGAGCTAGGGGATTCGTTGGAGTAGTTCACGGTGACTCGGCTGAATCACTGGCAGAGCGCACCGACGCGCACCTTAACCCGTAGCAGCGAACCAGGAGAAAATATGACTAGCGATAACAAGCCGCAGATACCGGATGACCTGCGAGCTTCATATGAATTTGAGACAAGTGGCGATCTTGGATCAAAGGGTACAGGTAAGTCACGCCTCATCGAGCGCATCGCTCAGCAAGCCGCCGAACTCGCCACATTGCGGGCGGAAAACGCACGGCTGAAAGCGCCGGTCAGCGATGAGGAAGTGAATATGTTGTTTCACTGCCACAAAGGATTCAATAATAACAGCGGCCATTTATGTGATTGGGGCGCTATTCGCCCGCTACTGAAAGAGTTTGTTGCCTCCCGCCTATCCGCCCCACAAGAGGAGCCACATGCCGAGTGAATTGAAGCCATGCCCGTTCGATGGAGCGGAAGGAGAGGTTATCGGCGCTGGATTTGGAGAGCCTGAGTGGAAGCAGATTAGTTGTGTAAAGTGCTGCTGTTCTACTGGGGCATGGGCTACTGAAGCCGAAGCCATCGCCGCATGGAACACCCGCACCCCGGACCCGCAACTGTCCGCTCTCCAGTGGACGCCCATCGACGCGGAGCATCTGCCGAAGGTGGGAGATGAGGTACTGATGCGGTTTCAATCTGCACTATATGTGCGAGAGGTGCTAAGCGTATGTGGGCTGGGAAAAGGCTGGACCCACTTCCGCCCGATCAACGCCCCGGAGAAGCTATGAGCAACTTTTTATCGTCTCTCAGCAGTCACGATTCGCGGCACAATCTTTGCTCCAAGTGCTTCATCGTCGTCATCTTCGTGAATGGTGAATGGCGGCATAACCGCGAGGGATATATCGCCGATCACGTAGCGACTCCATGCGGAAAGATATTTGGCGGATGCCGCGAACTCCCACCGTTCAAGGAAATAATAACGGACCCATTTCTAACCCCGGAGCCTAGCGGCGTGCAGGGGAAGGAGAGAGGACTTTGAGCAAACCTAAATCAAAGCTCTGCTGGCGGTGCCGAAAAGGGATGCATTCCTGCTGTACCGGTCACCGCCGGCTGGGTCACGGTATCTGTGAACGCTGCGAGTGTGACTGCCAATTATGTAAATAATCCCGCAAAACCCTTCCTTTTTGGCTGCTCGCCTGTAAAATCGCCGCGTGAGCGCTTCCCTCGTCATCTCGACACCGCTTCCGCCGCCTCCATTCGGAGAGGTTATGGCGCCGGAATCAACTCCGGTCATGGAGTATCATTCCCAACTCCAAAGCGCCGCGCGCAGTCTGCGGTCGAATCTGGCGAGAATCGCCTATTTTGGCCATCGGATGCGGATGTGCGAAGGGTGGACTTTCCTCGGATTTGAGGAAGGACCGCGGGGGGAAGAAGCGTACCGGGAAGCGTTGGATATTGCTCGATCGACATTTTACAAGGCAGTTCGCATAGGCCAAGCCCTAAACCAACTCTCCCTAGCCGACCTCGAGCGCATCCCCACCTCAAACGCCGAACTCTTGATCCAGGTGGATCCGTCGATTATCCGAGACCACAATTGGGTGAGGGAGGCGCAACTCCTGAAGCCGAAAGCTATGGCCGAGCTCGTCGCCAGCCGGAATAAAGCCGTTGGCGGCCGAGAGCCGTTGTCCACAATCGTCTTCAAAGTCCCCTTCCTCGCCAAACAGGCGATGGAGACCATGCTGGAATCGGTCCAAAAGAAGTACGAGTTGTCGAGCAAGGGGCAGGCGCTCGAACTGATGATCGCCGATCTACACAATGACGCGAATCTGATTGCTGCGGTTGGCCAAGCACTGCAGTTGCTTCAGGGTGTAGCAAAGTCCATGCAATTCAGGAACTGCGCAACGAACGACGAGACTACGTGGCTGGGAATGGCCATGGAGGTGTTGAGTGAGAGCCATGAGAAAGCGGTTCAAACCGCCAGAGAGAAATCCCACGGCGGTAAAGCGAATGGAGGACGGTCGTGAAATCTGTCTTCAGAATGCGGCGGGGCGGCATGAATACAAGCACCGCAAGATGCTTTGTTGGCAGCGTCAGAACGGACTTTGCAGTTTATGTTCTCTCCCTGTTTCGTTGGTTGACTGCACCTTTGACCACGCTCAAGGGAGAACTTCTGGACATAAAGACGAGAGGATTGTCGATGAAAAAGGGAATCCACAAAATTCCATTTGCCACAAGAAATGCAACTCCAAGAAAGGCAGCCGCCATTTTCAGCCGCCTATCCCTCGCGGCTTCGATCCTCCTATTGAGTTCGAGCGCGATTAGCTTCGCCCAGGCCGGCTTCGCGATTTCAGGACAAGCCATCACGCCCGGCGGAACGCCCGCGGCTGGCGCCAGAATTACCGTTTGCCCGTACACGGCATCCGGAATTCCCTGCTCGCCGCAATCGTCTATCTACTCGAATATCAATCTCACGGGCAGCCCTTTGCCGCAACCCTACGCCTCCGACCAGCACGGCAATTACACGTTTTACGTGGCGCCTTATTCATCCTATCTGGTGCAGATTGCCGTCAACCAGACGACCACATATTCTTACGTCTTTACCGCCGCGACAAATAGCATTGGATGCACCACTACAACAGACGGATATTTCCAGGTTTCAAATGCGCCTGGTTGCGTGGATACCTATGCCGATTACGGCGAGACGAATCCCAATGTGTTCACATTCAACGATAGTTTCGCGGTGAATGCCACGGCGCAGACAGTCGGAGAAACTTACGACCCTGGAAACTTCGTGGTGAACGTCAATGACCCTAGCGGACTCGGCGGCGGAAACATCGAACTAAAAGCAGAGAGCAACGCTACCGACGATGAAAGTCAGCAACCTGGGCCGGGCGGCGTCTTCTTGTCGTCATCTAGTGATACGTCATTCTCCAATGGCTACTATGAGGCGAGTATTCTTCTAGATGCTGAGCCTGCTACATCTAGCAATAACGGTTCAGCCGACATATCTTTGACTACGTGCCGTGAAGCCAAAGGCGGCACACTCGGTTCGAGTGGTTGTAATATTAGCCTTAATGCAGACGCCGAAGGGGCGATGGCCACTAACGGCGGGCAAATTGATCTCAATGCGATCCACGGCGTCTACATAAATGGGGTTCCTATTCAACCCCAAGGGGTGTTTGCCTGCGATTTTCCGGGGGCTGACCTTGGGGCTAAAATTATTGCCGCCTACAATGGGGCATCTCCCGCTATCATCATCGTGCAGCCTTGCGCCTCGTGGACTACGCCTCTGACCGGCTTACCGATTGGAGATGCGCTCTATCTGCAAGCTGGTAACTACACGGTCCCTGGCGGGAATAAGTTACTCGGCAATAATCAGGTCTATGGGGATGGTTTTGGTGTTACAACTCTAAATCTCCAGAATTCAGACTCCAGCGGGATGATGTGGCAAATGTCAGACGGCACGACATTCGCCGCGAGCAACGTCTCGATCAGCG